CTTTTACAAGCGGAAATACTAATGAGATTGTTTGGGTAATTAATGTTACTGGAAGCACCATTACTTGTATTCGTGCCAAAGAAGGCACAAATGGTTCTTCTTTTGCTTCTGGATCTTATGCTAGTTGTTTCCCAACGGCAGGAACACAGCAAGATTTTGTTCAAATAGATCAACTTCAAAATGGCGCATATACTTTTACCAATGGCGCTGGAACAGCCAATGCTCTAACAGCCACTATTGCATCTAATTTAACTGCTACATCATTACCAAATGGGTTTCAATTTATTTTAAATGCTGCAAATGCTAATACTGGCGCAGCTACTTTAAATTTAACTTTAAACCCGACTTTACCGGGAAGCGGAGCTACTACTAGTACAGGCGCATTGCCAATCTATAGAAACGGCACTATTGCGTTAACTGGCGGTGAAATTACAGGTGCAAATTATCTTTGTTTGATGACTTATAACGCTAACTATAATGGCGGCGCTGGTGCTTTTGTACTGGAAAACCCTTATGACCCAATAACAGGTGTGGTTGGTATTACTCAAGTTCAAGATGAGTATTTTACCTATAACACTTCTGGCGGTAGTTCTGATGCAATAACTTTAACTGTCCCTGCTGGTTTAACTAGCTTGGTAGATGGCGCTATAGTCACTTTTAGAAATACTACTTCAGCAAACACTACTACAACACCTACCTTAAATGTTACCTATGGCTCTACAGTCACAGGTGCAACAGTTATTAAAAAGTATGCCAATGCTCCATTATCGGCTGGCGATACAGGCGGGGTAGGATATGTTTGTCAATTAGTCTATTCTAGCTCTGCTTCTGCTTGGATGTTATTAAATCCAGCCCCCGGCGTTGCTGGAGGTGTAACTTCCATAACTGGAGGTGCAGGTATCAATGTTTCTAGCCCTTCTGGAGCAGTAACAGTAACTAATAGTGGTGTTACTACAGTTAATGGTTCTACTGGCACAGTAGCAGTTACTCCAGCAAGTATTAGTGCTTTATCTTTAGTAACTCCTACAGATCAATATGTTGCAAGTCATGTATCTTTTGCCCAAAATATTTACCCTGCTGCAGTTATTATTGGTGGTAATAAAGTTGATTATCCGGGGGTTCAAGTTTACAGTAGTGGAGTTGGTGGTGGATTTGTAGGCGTATTAACGCCAACTTCAGTTGAACTTGCTAATGTTGATGGTAGTACAGCAATTGAAACTAATAATGGTTCAAATTTATACGCTAAAGTTGCAGGTCAAATTTGTTGGACTGCAGACTCTCTTGGTAATCTTACTATTGTTAACAATTTAACTGCTTCTGGTAACCTATATGTTACTTATGGTACAGGATACAAACCGGGTGGAGGTTCTTGGTCTGTACCAATTTCTGATAAAAGACTTAAAGAAAATATTACCGCTTTAACAGGGTCTTTAGATTTTATTAATAAATTAAATCCAGTTACTTTTGATTTAAAAATACCAACCGAAAATGAACCTACAGTTGGATTTATTGCTCAAGAAATTCAAAAAGTATTACCCTTATGTGTTACTTCAAGAGAACCAACTAAAGAAGAAGCACAATATGTTTCAGATAAAGTTTTAACTTATGGTTTTCATGGAGATATGACAGCATATCTTGTTGGAGCAATCAAAGAATTAAATCAAAAAGTTTCATCGTTGGAAAATATTACTAACACTCAAGCTGCGTATATCGCTGCGTTACAAGCAAAGGTCTAATATGACATACAACTATGGCAGCCCCATCACAGGCACACTAACTGGTACAACTGCAACAGTAGGTATTCCTAATTTAGTTTACCCAGCAACTTTAGTATTAAATTCTGCTGCTAGTGGTCGCACCATTCAATTTTCTTTAGATAATGGCGTAAGTTTTCTTGCTGCTGTTACCCCTACAGGAACAGCAACAGGTCAAATTTATTATGTGTTGAATTTCCCAGTTACTACTGTAAAATTCACTGGAGCAGCAGCCGACACATACAGTATTCTTTAATAGTGCTTAGATAGGACTTGCTATGACCTTTTTGCTATTTGCCAATCAAGCGCAAACAAATTTAGCTTTACCTGTAGCGCCAACTGATACAACCATTACGGTTGCTAGTGGTACGGGTCAATACTTTCCACAGCCTACTACTGGAGAAGCTTTTAAGCTTACTTTAATTAATGCTACTAATAATTTAATTACAGAAATCTGTAATGTTATTAGCGTTACTGGAGATGTATTTACTGTTCAAAGAGCGCAAGAAGGTACTATTGCTTTAGATTGGCAAATTGGTGACTTTGCAGCCAATTTATTAACTGCTGGCACATTACAAGCTTTTAATCAAAACTACACTGTTAGCGGATTTTCTGGCTATAGTGGTTTTTCTGGATACAGCGGTCAAGTAGGTATTTCAGGGTTTAGCGGATATTCAGGTCTTAATGGAACTAGCGGATTTTCTGGTCAAAGTGGTTCATCAGGTTATAGCGGTCTATCAGGATTTAGCGGTATTTCTGGTCAAAATGGTCAATCAGGCATTTCAGGTTATTCAGGATTTAGCGGTTACTCAGGTCGATTAGGCAATTCTGGTTACTCTGGTTTTTCTGGTATTTCTGGAGCTGTCGGCATTTCCGGCTTTAGTGGTTTTTCAGGAATTAATGGTACATCAGGCTATAGTGGAATATCCGGCTATAGCGGTATAAACGGTCAATCAGGTTTTAGCGGCTATTCTGGTCAATCAGGTTTTAGTGGTACAAATGGTACTAACGGAGCATCAGGCTTTTCTGGATATTCTGGCTCTGGTATCTCAGGATTTAGTGGCTATTCAGGTATATCTGGATTTAGTGGATATTCAGGAATAAGTGGATTTTCTGGCGAGTCAGGATTTTCGGGCTATTCAGGATTTTCTGGCGAATCAGGATTTTCGGGTTTTAGCGGAATTGATGGTTTATCTGGCTACAGCGGAGATTCAGGATTTTCTGGCTACAGCGGAGATTCAGGATTTTCTGGTGTTTCAGGTTTTAGCGGCTACTCAGGTATAAGCGGTTTTTCTGGGTATTCAGGAATTTCTGGTTTTAGTGGCGATTCTGGTATTTCAGGTTTTAGTGGAACTTCTGGATTTTCAGGCTATTCAGGTTTAGGATTTGCGCCATTAGAAGTAGATGGAGCAACTTGGGCAACCGATGGAACATTAATTGGAACAAATGTTAATTTTTACACCCCAAACCCAAATGCTTTTTCAATTGGAAATTTTGTTAATTTAGTAGATTTAACTACTGATTCTACTTTTTACTATGTTGGTCAAATAACAAATATTTTATTTGCTGCCGGCGGTGGCTGGGCAATTTACGTTGATATTTTAGGTGATGGTGGTACACCTTTTGATAATCCATCTTCTTCTTGGAAAACAGAATTAAGTGGATCAACTGGAAACAGTGGTTTTTCTGGTATCAGCGGTTATTCAGGCATTTCAGGATTTAGCGGAATTTCCGGTTATTCGGGAACAAGTGGTTTTTCGGGCTATTCGGGAACAAGTGGTTTTTCTGGTGATTCTGGAATAAGTGGATATTCGGGTATTGATGGTCAGTCAGGTTTTTCTGGCTATAGCGGACAAAATGGATTATCAGGAACTTCTGGTTTTTCTGGTATTTCCGGTTTTAGCGGAGATAACGGTATCAGCGGTTTCTCTGGAATTAGCGGATATAGTGGCATCTCTGGATTCAGTGGGGCTTCTGGTTTTAGCGGTTTCTCTGGTATTGATGGGGCTTCTGGTTTTAGCGGTATTAATGGTACTTCTGGTTTTTCTGGATACTCAGGCGCACAAGGCGCATCTATTAATATCAAAGGCTCTGTACCAACTTCAGCCGATCTTCCACCAACAGGCAACCTTCCTAACGATGCTTACATTACTACAGATACTGGCGATCTTTGGATTTGGAACGGCACTGCATGGTTTGATGCTGGCACTATTGTAGGCGCTTCAGGTCAGTCTGGTTTTTCAGGTTACAGTGGTTTTAGCGGAATTGGTACATCGGGTTACTCTGGTATTTCCGGGTTCAGTGGAACTTCAGGATATAGCGGTTACAGCGGCATTTCTGGTTTTAGCGGATATAGCGGAATTTCTGGCTACAGCGGTATTGGCACTTCAGGATTTTCAGGTACAAGCGGGTATTCTGGGCAAAATGGCTTATCTGGTTTTTCTGGATACAGTGGAATAGGCACATCTGGCTATTCAGGAACAAGCGGTTACAGCGGATTTAGCGGCGAGTCTGGATATTCTGGTATTGACGGCGCAGAAGGAACATCTGGATTTTCAGGATACTCAGGAATTTCTGGCTACAGCGGATTTTCTGGATACAGCGGTCAAGTAGGTATTTCAGGGTTTAGCGGATATTCAGGTTCTGGAATCAGTGGGTACTCTGGTGACTCAGGTATAAGCGGATTCTCTGGCGATTCTGGTATTAGCGGTTTTTCTGGTGATTCAGGCATCTCTGGCTTTAGCGGAATTTCAGGGTTTAGCGGCTCTGGTATTTCTGGGTATAGTGGATATTCAGGATATAGCGGTATTAGCGGATTCTCAGGTTATAGCGGATCTGGAATCTCAGGTTTTTCTGGATATTCTGGATTTGGTATTTCAGGATACTCAGGTTATTCAGGATCTGGTATATCTGGATTTTCTGGCGCATCTGGGTTTAGTGGAATTTCAGGTTATTCTGGTATAAATGGCACAAACGGAATTAGCGGTTTTTCAGGCTATTCTGGAATTAGTGGTTATAGCGGCATTTCTGGATATAGTGGATCAGGAATTTCAGGCTATAGTGGCTATTCTGGCATTTCTGGCTACAGCGGTACTTCTGGTTATAGCGGCACTTCTGGATACAGCGGCAGCGGCATTTCTGGTTTTTCTGGTTACAGCGGTTCTGGTGTATCTGGCTATTCAGGTTTTTCTGGGTATTCAGGCGCACAAGTATCAGGTTATTCAGGATTCTCTGGTATTTCAGGTTACTCAGGCGTTGCCACTTCTGGCTATAGCGGTTTTAGCGGTCAAGGCGGCTATAGTGGTTTCTCTGGCTATAGCGGATCAGGTATTAGTGGATATTCTGGTTCAGGTATTTCTGGATTCTCTGGTTATAGCGGCATCTCTGGCTATAGCGGATATTCTGGTTTGTCTATTACAACTAGCACAAATAATACTTGGACAGGAACTCAAACTTTTAATGGAACTTCTAGCACTTTAGCCGAAGTATTATTAAATGCCGCAGAAACAACCACAATAAGCGCAACAGCTGCAACAGGAACGATTGCTTACTACCCATCTACTCAGTCTGTTCTTTATTACACAACTAGCGCTTCTGCTAACTGGACTGTCAATTTGACATTCTCTAGCGGAACAACAATGAACACAGCATTATCTACAGGTCAGTCATTAACTGTAGCTTTTTTAGTAACACAAGGCGCTACTGCTTATTACAACTCTGCGGTTCAAGTAGATGGCGCAACATCAGGAGTAACAACCAAGTGGCAAGGTGGCGCACCTACGGCTGGTAATGCAAGCGGTATTGATGTTTATACCTATACTGTTATTAAAACGGCTTCTGCCACATTTACTGTATTAGCTTCTCAAACTCAGTTTAAATAATATGCCAACAATCATTACTAGAGGTTCTGTTTCAGCTAGAGCTTATGGCTTTGGTAGCACAAGTAAATTAGCAACTTATGATATAGGTTACTTTATTTCAGGCACTTATACATGGGTAGCTCCTACAGGGGTTACTAAAGTATCAGCTATAGTTGTTTCTGGCGGTGGTAATGGCGGTCAAGGTTTATGTTCTATTTGCGCTTCTGGCGGGGGTGGTGGCGGTGGAGCTTTAGCTTACAAAAACAATATTACCGTAACCCCCGGTAATTCTTATACGGTAGTAGTCGGCGCTGCTGGCGGTAGTAGTTATTTTGTAAGCACAAGCGTTCTTAACGCTACTGGCGGCGGTGCTGGCAGTTTTACTGCGGCGGGAGCTGGGGGAACTGTCACTGCCGGAACTGGTGGAGCTGGTGGAGCTGGTGGAGTTCATTATGCGGGTGGCGGCGGCGGCGGCGGTGGAGCTGGTGGGTACGCTGGAGCTGGCGGTGCTGGTTCAAACTATAGCCTTTGTGCGGCTACCGCCGGTTCTGGCGGCGGTGGTGGTGGCGGTGTATCAGCCGCTAATTGTGGTGCTTCAGGCGGCGGCGGGGTTTCTGTATTTGGTCAAGGTTCAAACGGAACAAAAGGAATTAAATGTACTTATGCAAGTTCCAAAGGCGGCGGGGGAAGCTCTGGTTCTTCTGGATTTAGTGTAGGCGGTTATCCTACAGGAGCTAAAGGAGGCGCTTTTGGAGGTGGTGGTGGTGGTGGTTCATCTAGTGGGTGCGGCACTGGCGGTGTCGGTGGCGGTGGAGCAGTCCGTATTATTTCCCCCGGCTGTGTTCGTCAATTTCCTTCTACTAGCGTAGCTTTTCCGTCAACAGGTGGATCATCTTCTTATACAACCGCAGGGACTTACAGTTGGGTTGCGCCCGCTGGAATAAATTTTGTTTCTGTAGTTGCTGTTGGGGGCGGTGGAGCTGGCGGGTCTAGTTATTCATGCGGCGGGTGTAGAACTGGCGGTCAAGGTGGAGCTGGCGGTGGGATTGGGTATAAAAATAGAATTTCTGTTACCACCGGTAATTCTTATACAGTAGTAGTTGGCGCTGGCGGAGCTACTAATGGAGCTTCTGGCGGTTGCAGTTATTTTTGTTCTACTGCGGTTGTAAAAGGTGGTGGCGGTGGCGGTGGAGCATCAAGCGGTGGTAATAGTGTTGCAGGGACTTATACTGGCGATGGGGGTGGTAATGGCGGTGTTAGTTCCGGAGGGGGTGTAGTTTCTTACGGTGGGGGCGGTGCTGGCGGATATAATGGAAATGGTGGTAACGGCGGAGATGCAGGAAGCGGGGCTTCTGTTTTTTGTTCAGGAGCTGGCGCTGGAGGAGCAGGAACTCCAATAAGAACTAATGGAGTATGGCCGGGTGGAGGAGGCGGAGTTGGGCTATTAGGATTTGGGGCTACAGGCACAAATGTTCCATACCCAAACTATTATGCTGGCGGTGGTGGTGGTTCTTGTGGGGCAGCGGGAGCAACTGGCAGCTGTACTGTTAGAGGTACTGGCGGAGCTTACGGTGGTGGTGGCGGAGCGTCTAAATTATGTGGCGGATTATCTGGTGTAGGTGGAGTTGGAGCAGTCCGTATCATTTATCCCGGATGTTTAAGGTCATTCCCATCAATTAATACAGCAACACCTTAAAATTAATTTAGAGAAACAAAATGAACTTATATATTCAAATTGAAAACGGAAATCCAATTAATCATCCAGCTTTAATGGATAATTTAATGGCAGCTTTTGGCGCTGTACCTTCAAGTTGGCAACCTTTTATCCGGGTTCAACAACCTACTTTATCTGTATATCAAGTATTAGTTAGCGAAGAACCAACTTATGAGTTCAATGAAGCTACTGGCTATTGGATGGATACTTGGGCTGTTCGAGATATGACTGACGAAGAAAAAGCCGCCAAACAACAAGCAGCTAAAGACTTGTGGGCGCAAAGACCAAACCTTGCTAATTTCAGTGCATGGGCTTTTGATGAAACTACTTGTTCATACCAACCGCCTATCCCATACCCAGCTGACGGTAAAGCATATCGTTGGGATGGCACAACAAATTCATGGATAGAATTCACCCCACCAACTCAAGTAGGGTAATATAGACTTCCAATCCAATTTAAGGAATTATCGTGAGTGATTCCCCAACCCAAGAACAGCTACAGGCTTTTTATTATTTTCCTGCGGCTGTTTATGTTATAGAAAAACCAGAGTTCTTAGCTGATGCTAAAGCGGCTTGTAAAAAAGCAGTAGCCAAGCAAAAGAAAGACCGCAAGTTAGATGAAATCTATCCTGTCTATATGACAGAAAACTTGTTTGACTATCCCGGCATGGATAAGCTATCCGAATACATTGGTCAAACTGCTTGGAATATCCTGAAAGAACAAGGGTATGCAATGGACATCTATAACACTATATTTACTGAATTTTGGTGTCAAGAACATCACAAACATTCTTCTATGGAGCAACATATTCATGGTTTTGGTTCACAAATAGTAGGGTTTTATTTTGTAGATGTCCCTGAGAATTGCTCAAAAGCCATATTTTATGACCCCAGAGCTGGTAAAGTGCAAATTAACTTACCTGAGTCTGATATGACTGAAGCTACTGCTGCAAGCAATATGATTAACTTTGAGCCTAAAGAAGGTTTGTTAATGTTTACTAACGCTTGGTTAGCCCATTCGTTTACTAAACACGCTTCTGATAGCCCTATTCGTTTTATTCATTTTAATTTAACTGTTCAACAAGCAATGCCAATTCCTGAAGCAAAAGCTGAGATTGTATGAACAAATATAGAATTAGATTTAATAAAACAAGAGGATTGCCCAATCGTGGTTCAAAAGACCATGTTTGGCGTGTATTTGAAGGTGATAAAGAATATCTTTTTAAAAACTTTAAGATAAATGTTAGTTCTTATAGCGAAAAAGAAGAAAATAGTGAAGATTGGAATGTAGCTTGTTATGGCGTAATGACTATAGATAAAGATACATCAACAGCAATTATTAATGAGGCTTAATTTATGATATACGCAGAAATCAATGGTACAACCCTAATTCTTTATCCTTATGGATTTGCTCAATTACAAGCGCAAAATCCATATACTAATTATGGCTCTAATCAAGATGTGGCTTATTGGTATCCAATGACAGATACAGCCATTACTACAGGGAATACTTTAGCTTCTGTAATTGATGCAACGCAACCTACTTATGACCCTGCAACCCAAATTTGCACTCAAAATGACAATCCTACATTAATTGATGGTGTTTGGACATTGGGTTGGACTATTACTGAAATGACCCCAGAACAACAAGCTGCTTATATTGCTAATTTACAAGCTCAAACTTCAGCTACAGCACAACAACTTTTATCTGCTACAGATTGGACAGCTATTGCTTCTGTTGCAGACCCAGCAGTATCAAATCCTTATTTAACTAATCAAGCTGAGTTCTTATCTTATCGTAGTGCCGTAAGAGCTATTGGTGTAAACCCACCTACAACGGCACCAGTATTTCCTACAGCGCCTACGGAGCAATGGAGTAGTTAGTGTAATATATACCCATGAAATATAGCATCGTAATACCGACCTATAACAACTGCGAAAAATACCTTAAACCCTGTATAGATTCCATTGTTAAATATACTGAAATGACCGACATAGAGTTGGTCATTTCTGCTAATGGCTGTACTGATAATACTGCTCAATATTTGCAATATCTTTACACTGCCATTCCCAATTTGTTGGTGACTTGGAATGAAAAGCCGTTGGGGTTTGCAGCAGCTACCAATGAAGGCATCAAACTAGCTTCTAGTGACAAGATTGTTTTGCTAAATAATGACACGATCTTGCTAAATCAGCCTAAAAACCAATGGTTAGAACTGTTAGATCAAGGCGATGTAAGCTATGTATTAGGGCAAAATTCCCCCATTACTCAAAGACGGTTTGGCATTTTCTTTTGCGCTATGATTCAAAAGAAAGTGTTTGACATTATTGGACTGCTAAATGAAGAATATGGAACTGGTGGCTGTGAGGACATTGAGTTTTGCTATCTAGCTGAAAAAGCAGGGTTTACCCTAGCTGAATGTTCAAACAATGGCACTTACCCCATTTACCATAAAGCTGAAGGCACAATGCACGACCCAGCATTGGTACAGGGATGGAAAGCCAAGTTTCACGCTAACGAACTAAAACTAGCCAAAAAATACAATACCGAATACTATAAGTTTTTGTTGTCCAATAACTTTGAAAGAGCTGTCTTTCTCAAAGGCGATCCAGTGTTTCCAAGAGAAACGCAAAGATATGAATGGGCAAAGAAACAGCTTTTAAATGGTTCAATTTTTGAAATAGGATGCACAACAGGTTATGGAACTCAATTTTTCCCTTCAGATGTTAGTTACATTGGGCTTGACTATGACCCTATTATTGTTGATGTGGCGAAGGATCAGCACTGGGGAAGTAATCGGGTTTTTGTTAGTGCTGATATTAATCAGTATGCTTTAGAGTTTTACGATAACATTGTTGCTTTTGAAGTTATTGAACATTTAGATAACGGCTTAGAAATTGTAGAAAAGCTTAAAGCTCACTGCAAACAGCTATTAATCACTGTTCCTTGGAATGAGCCTAAAGGTTTTTGGGGAGAACATCATAAGCTGCATGGCTTAAATGAAAGCCATTTCCCCGGCTTTGAATTTGAGTATATTAACCATGCTGGCGATATTTCAAGCCTTCCTCAAGCCATAGATAATGTCAATATATCCAATTTAATGATATGCAAATACTCTGCTCCGTAGCCACTAGAGGGCGATATACAACAACTTTGCCATTAGTTCTTTCGGCAATCATTAATCAGACCAGACTTCCAGATAAGCTGGTCATTTTTGATGATAATGATGAACCTCAAGATATGAGGGAAAACCCTATGTATCGGCATTTGTTTGCCATGATGGACATCAAAGGTCTTAAATGGGAATGGCTATTTGCCGAGAAAAAAGGTCAACACCATATCCATCAAAAAGCCAATGAAATGGGATACGAATGGGTATGGCGGTGTGATGACGATGCTGTACCTGAACCCAATGTTTTAGAACAGCTTTGTAGCTACATTGATACTACAGTTGGGGCAATTGGTGGATCTATCTTTACCCCACCTTATATTCCCGATACTTCTATATCAACAGGTGATATAGATAAAATTGATCTTGAACCTAATATCCAATGGGGTAACATAAATGTTACTAAAGAAGTAGATCACTTGCATTGCTCTTTTCTATATAGGGCGGGCGTACACGACTACAACTTAGGACTTTCTAGGGTTTGTCATAGGGAAGAAACGCTGTTTACTTGGGGCTTACGGCAAAAGGGCTATAAGATATTGGCTGTTCCCAATGCAGTAACATGGCACTTTAAAAACCCCGAAGGCGGAATTCGTAGTGAAACTAAGCAGGAGATGTTTGCCCATGATGAACAAATTTTTAGAAACTTTCTTCAATATCGTGATAAAACCATTGTGGTACTTAATAGCGGGCTTGGCGATCACATTGTATTTAGTCGCATATTGCCTTCAATCCGCAGCCCTATTGTATTTACTTGTTACCCAGAAATTGTTCCCGGTAAATCAATAGCAGAAGCGCAGAATTTATTTGGTGATTTAGACCAATGGAACATCTATAAAAAGATGGCGCAGTGGAAGTGGAAAGATAGCTTAGAAAATGCCTATAGAAAACTGTATTTATGATTATTATTCAGCCCTTTGCCAAGCCTTTAATTAAAGGCGGTCTTAATCCTAAATCACCAGATATTGCCTATTGGAAAGAGCTAATAGCCCTAATTGATGAACCTATCATCCAAATCGGGGTAGAAGGTGAAGAACAGCTTGTACCTGACTTTAGGAAGAATCTTCCAATGTCTGAGTTGCGAAAACTGTTAGCTCAATGCCGTACTTGGATAGGTATAGATAGTTTCTTTCAGCACCTAGCTTGGGATGAAGGCAAACCGGGCATAGTTCTTTGGTCAGTCAGTGACCCACTTATATTTGGACACCCTGAAAACATTAATTTATTGAAAAGCCGTGATTATCTAGCGGCAAATCAATTTCTTTGGTGGGACTTTACACCTCATAATCCAGATGCTTTTGTAAAACCTGAAAAAGTGATAAAATTCTTATAATTTTTAGCGTTTTATCGGGGTAATACATGGATTGGCAATCATTTGTAAATTTGGGATTAGCCGCTTTTATTGCTTCTATTGGTTGGTTTGCTCGTCAAATATGGGATGCAACACAAAAACTTAAAGAAGATGTAGCTAGTTTAGAGCTAAATGTAGCAGAGCATTATGTAAAAAAAGCGGACATTAATACAAGATTCGATAAGCTAGAAGTTATTTTAGATAAGATTTTTGACAAACTTGACCAAAAGGCAGATAAATAATGTTAAAGAAAATTGC